TTTAATGTGTGCGTGAAACTCAATGATTCTTCGTGCATTATGCTGTCTCCAGTTCTGCTAGTTGTTTGCATTGCCTAACCTTGCAGGCGTGCGTAAGCCAATACTGTTCTAGCGGGTCACCCCGATAGGCTTTGGCGTTACGCTCTGCGCGTTTCGCTTCCGCTTCGTACGCTTTTAATATCGCTTTTGTGTTTAGTTGTTTTGTGCGTGGCATTATGCTGTCTCCTGTTTAGGGCAATCGGCAAACGGGTTTTCGTTTCCGTCGTTGTCCTCGCAAAAGCAATACCCGAATATCCCTACCTGTATTGAGTGTGTTAGTTTTGACATTTCTTCCCAAGACATTTGGTCTGTGTTGTTTTTATTTGCTTCAACCCAATAAGCGATATACGCTTCTTCGGCGTTGTCAATATGTGTCCTGCTCATTGTGTCACCTCGTTTGCTCGTAACTTAAAAGTAAGATTCGCTAATGTTTCCATTAGTCCTGCTGTCTCAATTTGTAAGAGACTAATTTTGTTTTCGGTATCTTCAATGTCTAACTGTATGTACCAGCGCTCTACGCTTTCCATTTCGTAGAAGAATGCGCTATCGCTTTCGGCGTGTAGACATATCGCTTCTATCGCTTGATTGGCAAGCGCTAACTGTTTGGTGGTCAATGTTTGTGAGCACCCGTGCTGAGTTAGTTCACCGTGCCATTGCCCGTTCTTCTTAACTGCGTGCCCTGCGAATATCGTTTTGTCGTATCCGCCTATCGTGAGCGTACCCTCGCACCTCAGTCTGTCTGTCGTAGACATCGGGTGCACTTTCATTGTGCCTGATATCTTTGGCGCTTTAACCTTCACGATTAGGTGTTGGCTTGCGTTGTATCCGTTGTCTTTATCTGTGCCTATCGTTTCTACTAGCATTTATTCCCCTTTTCTTTTCGTTGTTATGTTATTGTATTACAGTTTAATGTCTGTGTCAAGTATCTTTATTGCGGTGCTTGCGTGCCATGTCTCACCGTCGCCCGCTATCGGCGTCACCTTGTAATCTAAGTGCCCATATCTAGAGCGAGCGTCTAAAATTGTGATTAAAAACTTTAGCGTTGTGCCCGTGATTGAGAGTAAACCCTGTCTACCAATATTTTCTTTTAGTTCTTGTGCGCTTGTCATTGCGTCACCTCGCATTCCCAAACATTCATCAACTGATTACTTGAGTCAAGCACCCAAAAGTTCTTGCAACCACAAGCGTCTTTAATTGTGTCGCCACTCCTGAGATATGTAACTCTCTCGCCTGCTTCGCGATAGTAACCATGCCACACTCTCTTTGTAAGTTTTAATTCTTGTGCGCTTGTCATTGTTTGCTCGCCATTTCTTTAACTAACTCGCCTGTAGTCAGATTGGTTAGTGCGATATAACCCTTTTGCCAAACTCGGCTCTTGCTTGCTTTGTCTAGTGTTCTAAATATCCCCGTATAGATTGCTTCTATGTCGTTGATATCTTCAAACCATACCGTTCTGACTTGACCGTTTAGTTTTGCTTGCAGTTGGTATCTGTTCATTGTTTCCCCTGTTCTGTGTTGTTATGTCTAACTGTATAGCGTTTAGTTGCGTTTGTCAAGGCTAAAGAGTGTGTCATTTGTCACACTTCATTTGCCCGACATACTCGCCTACCTTGTAAGCAAGATAGATAACCCCAACCAACGCGAACATCAAAAGCCCTACAAAATTGTCGTCAAATATCATGAGATACTCTTTCACTCTTTTGTAACCTCTTCGCTATGCTTTTGATACTCTTTACAAATACCGTGATAGAAATAGTTTCTATATTTCTTGCGGTCTTTTGGTTGCATTTCTTTCCCGCAATACTCGCAACAATCAAGCATCATGACAGACTCTCTTCTTCGGTCATATATTTGCAATGACCAAGCAATGAGTCCCAAAACGCTATCTGAAATGCGCTTTCATATTCTGCTAACTCTTCATCATCTGGCATATCGTCACCGATATTTAAACCAAACAATTCGCTTATGCTTTCGCCTGCCCATTCCCCGCTAAGTGGATTAGGGCATAAGTCCATGACTGGCACGAATTCGTATTCGTATCCTTCAAGTATCGCTAGATACTCTTCTTTCGTTGTGTTGCCATTCCATACCGAGCCACTAGCACGTTTTCCGTGTTCGTAGCCTAGTTTGTAGGCTTTTGTTTCTTCTAACATATTTCCCCTATCTATTTTGTGTTGTGTTCTTCTGCTTTCGCATTGTGCCCTATCGCTCATTGAAGAGCCACGCCTGTAGCGTAGGGCTAACCTAACTAATCAAGCAAATTGCTTAATTCTTTTCTTATGTTGTCTCGCTCTGCCATTTGACTAACGACTACCCTAATAACATCCTTGCAATGGTTACGGTACAAATCTGTTATTTCTATTTCGTGTCGCTCTTTCATTTCTTCCCAAATTGACCGCGCTATTTGTTTGGCGGTCATGTCTTTTCTATCTTTCATTTATTCCCCTATCTGTTTTGTTTTCATCAGACTATTGTCTGACTAGTGCCTAGTGTCGCTATGACGCGACTACCTCTGAAAGGCTAGGCGATATTCTCAGAGCCCGCAACCGCAAGTCGCGCAAATTACACTGCCATATTCCTCTGGTATCTCTGCGCAACCATTCCATCCGTCGTATTCGGGGTCATTCTTCGCGCAATTATCCGTGCAATAGTAATTAACGTCTATAACGTCAATTACGTTCCCTTTACTATCTTTCTCGTATATTTCTACTCTATGTGCCATTTCCGTTCCCTTTTCTTTTGTGTTGTGTTCTTCTGCTTTCGCATTGTGCCCTATCCCGAATTGAATCGGCACGCCTTAAGCGTAGGGCTAACCTAACTATTTCGTATACTCTTGGCAATCGTGTTCTAATTCTTCTGCTTCTTCCCAATACACACTCACAAATTTGCAATCGGTGCATTTCGCTATCCAATTACCAGATAGGCGAGTGTGTTCAAATACTATCTTCGGCTGTGTTTTCATTCTTTCCCCTATCTCTATGTGTGAACCTTACAATTACCACTATAGCGGCAAGGTTTCCATTTGTCAAGTCAAAACACAAAATATTTTAGTGAACTATGTCACACTGTCAGGCTAACCTAACAACCACACACAGTCACCAAAACCACACACAGTCACCACCCCCCTAGGCGTTGTCGTCTGTCTGCACTTGTTAGGCTGACCTAACACACTCTCAGGGTCGCCCATCTGCCTAAAAAATGTTAGGTACACCTACTACAAACACCTGTTCGCCCAAACATACGTACGCACCTACACGCACAAACGCACAAACATAACCAAACATATGTTCGCAAAACCGCAAAACTAGGGGTCTGCCGCAGGCTGGGGGGCTAGGGGGGGGTATGTTAGCGTCGCTGTATGTTTTCACTCTTTTGGTTGTAGAAAAAAACGGTAAAAAAAGATTGGTTGTGTGTTTTGGTTTTGTTGTTGGTGGTGTTTGCTTTCCCCCACGTTTCACCTTTAGAAGGTTGGTAGCCGTTAGCCATTGTTTTAGCCGACACCATGTTTGAACTTGTTCGTTGTTCACGCTGCTCCCCTAATTCGATGATTAGGGGTCTACCCCAGTTCCCTGGTGTTGTTGCCCCGCACCTTGCAAGTGGTGTACAGCCGTGAAGATTACTGTTTGTTTGCCGTCATCCCGACGGGTGTGGTGGAAATGTTAGCAGGTGTGTAGTATGTTTGCAACATGGCGAAAAAGAAATCTGCAAACAAATCGACACCTGCTGTATCAGATACTTCTGGTAGCAACCTTGCCGATTTTAAAAACATTGTATCTAAAGCAGCAAAAGTTGTTGGCGCTGGCAATAAAGCGTTAAGTAATTTCACAAGGGAACTAACTGGTGCTGGGGCAATTGACCGCGCTATCGATAATCCTTCGAAGAAATCAATAGCAGCGGCAGCAGTTGGTGTTGGCGCAGCCGCTCTACCATTCGTAAAATTGGGTAAAGCCGCGTCAGCCGCGAACACAGCAAGTCAAAACGCTGTAAGAAACGCTATTGCTGCAAGTGAACCTACTGTGCAATCGGCAAGAGCAGGAACTTCGGTAACAAACTCGATGCGTTTAAAAGACGGTTTAGGTTCTCTGTATAGCGGAAGTAACGTTTCGCAAATAGTAGGAAGCAAAGTCACCACCGTTGGACCAAAAAATGTTAACGCTGTTATTCGTGGAGTGGAAATGTACGCAAGAAATCAAGGTGCGCAAGCAGCGGTTAATTCTATGACTGGTTCTATGGGTGTAGTAAAAGGATTGGCTGCAGCACCAGTTGTCAACGCTTTAAACAATGCGTTGAATCCGCCAAAAACCAAAAAAAATAAAAACAAAAAGTAGTACACTCCCTCTGTGGGAACAAAACGCCGAGTACCGCCAGAAGACAAAGCACGCTTCTTCGCCGCTATAGCAGCAGGCTCATCAATAACCGAAGCCGCACGCATAGCAGGCGTACACATCAACACAGGCTCAAACTGGTTAGCGAAATCTAAAGCAGCAAAAGCAAAACTAGACCAAGCCGTCCTAGAAGCAACCCGTACCCGCGGCAACCAAGGCGGCAAACAACACAAAGAATACGAACAATCATTAGACGAAGCAGTAAATCTCCCACCAGCAATCCCACTATCACGCCTCTGTGCTGAAGCACAACGCGGACTACAAGACTTCGACTTCTTCAGACGACACTATTTAGGGCGAGTACCATCCCCGTGGCAAGTAGAAGCCGCACTAACACTAGTAAAACTATTAGAAGAACCCGAAAAAGAATTCGTCGTACTCAACGTACCCCCAGGCGCAGGCAAATCAACCCTATTCCACGACGTAGCAGTATGGGCAATAGTACGCAACCGTGCAATCCGAGTAATGATTGGCTCCATTTCGCAAGCAATGGCAAAACAATACTCACGACGCATCAGAGAAACCTTAGAAAGACCCGCACCAATCCAACCAGACCCCGAACTAGTGAAAAAAGGATTGGCGGTAAACGCCGAAGGATGCCTCTCCATCGACTACGGCAGATTCAAACCGTCAGATAAAGGTGCTTTGTGGCGTGCAGAAGAATTCGTTGTAGAACAACTAGACGGAAACGGGTTAGATAACAAAGAACCAACCGTCAGAGCATACGGAATTGACTCAGAATACATCGGACATCGCGCCGACCTATGCCTATTCGACGACGTCGCATCCGTAGACAACGCCAGAGAAGGCTCAACACGCGACAAACTATTAGAAAGATGGGACCAAGTAGCAGAAGCACGCGTAGACCCAGCAGGACTATTAGCAGTAGTCGGACAAAGACTCGGCTCAGGCGACCTATACGCCCACTGTCTAGCAAAAATAACTTACGACATCGACGAAAACGACTACGACGGAACAGACGCCACCACACCCGAATCATTAGCCGCAACCGAACCCGTCAAATCCTCAAAATATAAACACATCGTCTACAAAGCGTATTACGCCGAACTGGATGAAGGTCCACACACCCGCAAATACAACTCCAAACCATACCCCGAAGGACCACTACTAGACCCGCAACGACTATCTTGGAAAGATTTATCGTACATCCGATACAGCAACCCGAAAACATTCAAAATTGTTTACCAACAAGAAGACGACGCCGCAGACAACAACCTAATCAGCCGCACCTGGATAACAGGCGGACTCGGAGACGACGGCGTACTCTACACAGGATGCATCGACAACGAAAGACTCCCAGGACAAATCCCTGAAGGACTCGCCCCACCCGTAATCTCAATAATCACAGTCGACCCATCACCATCACAATTCTGGGGCATCCAATGGTGGCTCTACCAGCCAACAACAAACCTCAGATACCTGATAGATGTCGAACGAATCAAACTCACAGCCGAAGAACTCCTCGGATACAACACCACCACACGCGAATACACAGGCATCCTAGAAGACTGGACCAACCGAGCATTCCACTACGGCTACCCAGTCTCACACATCGTCGTAGAAGTAAACGCAGCCCAAAGATTCCTGCTAGCACACGACTTCGTACGCAAATGGCAAACCCGACAAATGGTAAACATCATCCCGCACACCACACACCGCAACAAATTCGACGAAAAACTAGGCATCGAAGCACTACTCCCACCCCTCTACAGGTCAGGTGCAGTAAGACTCCCAACAATGCGCGGCAACTGGAAAACATTAGCCCTCGTAGACGAACTCGTGAAATGGACCCCCGACAAAAAAAACGGTACAGACCTTGTGATGGCAAACTGGTTCGCCGAACTACACTTCCCGACAGTCAGCGGAATCAAACTCCCACCAAGACAATGGCGTCCATCATGGATGCTAACGTAGTATTGTAGAACAACCAAATACAATAGGAGTTCCACGCAAAGTGCAAACAGTAGAACAGATAGTTTCCTTATACAACTCGCGCCGCGAAACACAAGGACCAATCCTCAAACGGATGCGAGAAATCCGCGACCTCGCAAACGGCGACGTAATCATCCCACTATCAGAACTAGACCGCAACGCACGCACAAACGTAGCCAACCTACTCGTACAAGGCTTAGACCAAACATCGATGCGCATAGCATCAACAATGCCACTACCATTCTTCCCCCCAACAAAACAAGGCAACATCGACTCGCAAGAAATGGCGAGACTACGCAAAAAAATTATTTTATCATACTGGGACCAAAACAAAATGGGTGTCAAAATGCGTCGACGCGCACGACACTTCCTAGCCTACTCATCAGCACCAGTAATCATCAAACCAAACTTCAAAACCCTACAACCAACATGGGCAATCAGAAACCCGCTAGACACATACCCGTCACCATCAGAAGACCCAGATAGCCTCGTCCCAGACGACTGCATATTCACATACACCAAACCAGCACAATGGTTAATCAACAACTACGGTGACAAAGTAATCGGAAAACTACGAATGGGCAAAGTCCGATTCGACACCCAATTCACACTACTCGAATACATCGACGACCAAGAAATAGTTGTATGCGTAATGGGCGCAGAAAACAGCGCAAGCCTCACCCCAATCGAACGAGCAGGCATCGAAACAGTAGAACTAGAAAGACTACCAAACCGAACACAAATGCCGTTAACAATAATCCCGCAACGCATCTCACTAGACACACCACGCGGACAATACGACGGCGTACTCGGAATGTACTTCACCCGCGCCCGACTGCAAGCCCTCACAGAAATTGCTATCGAACGAGGCATCTTCCCCGACGAATATCTGGTTGCACGCGCAGGCGAAAACCCAGAAATCATCCAAGTAGCCGACGGCAAAACAGGACAACTAGGTGTAGTAAAAGGCGGAGACATCCAACAACTACAAACAAACCCAGGCTACAAAACCGACACAGCCCTAGACAGACTCGAACGCCAAGAACGACTAGAAGGCGCAATCCCAGCAGAGTTCGGCGGCGAATCAGGTTCAAACATTCGCACAGGACGCCGCGGCGAAAACATCCTCTCAGCAACCGTCGACTTCCGAGTACAAGAAGCCCAAGCAATCTTCGAACAATCCTTATACGAAGAAGACAAAGTTGCTATCGCAATCGAAAAAGCATACTGGGGCACACAAAAAAAATCGTTCTTTATCCCAGGTCGCGTATCTGGCGGAATGACAAACTATGTACCAAACAAAGTATTCGAAACGGACTTCCACTATGTCACATATCCTTCTTCAGGCACAGACGTTAACGGTCTCATTGTTGGTCTCGGTCAACGTCTCGGTACTGGTCTTATGTCTAAAGAATCGGCACGCGAAGCAGACCCACTCATCACCGACCCAGAACTTGAAAAAGACCGCATCGCAGCCGAATCAATGGAAGCAGCACTACTGTCCAGCATCCAGGCTCAAGCAGCCGACCCTAATGGTCCATATCAACCTGACGACCTTGCCTACCTTTCAATGCTCACAATCGAAAAAAATAAACCGCTGTACGAAGCCGTACAACTAACACAAAAACGTGCCCAAGAACGCCAAGCAGCAATGGCTCCACAAGGCGCACCAGAAACAATGCCAGGTTTAGCGACCCCAGGTATGGGCGCAGAAATGCAAACAGCACCATCAGGTCCACCTAACATCAAAGATTTGCTTTCACGTTTAGGCGGTGGACAAACAGCAGGAGCAGCACAACTACCACCATCAGCGTCAGCAGTCCTCACACTAGGGAGAAGACTATAAATGGCATCATATTCAAACCGAACAGATTTAAATAACCCTATAAAAAAACTTCCAATCACCGCAGCCACAGGACAAACCTACGGTGAAGCAGGCGCGCAACGCCAAGCACAAAAAACAGTACCAATGGGCACACCACAACCCCCACAAGCAGCACCACAACAACAGCAACGTCAACCGCTACCAGTCACACCGTTAACCGCACCAACAGAACGCCCAGACGAACCAGTCACCGCAGGCAACCCTTTAGGCGCAGGTCCAGGCACAGAAATGTTGCCACAACCAATACCGATGGCAACACCCCCAGGTTCACGCCAAGACCTAATCAACCAAGTCAGATACATTTACTCTAAAACACCAAACACAGCCCTACTCCAACTTCTTTTAGAACTAGAAAACGTTTCAATTTAATGCGAAGAACCAATGAACAACTTGAACTAGACGCAGCCGAAGCAAACCGCTTCCGTGAACAACGTCGACGTCTAGAAACAGAAATAACCCCAGACAGGGTTGAACGTTTAGAATCAGCGGTTTACGGCAGCACATACACAGACCCAGAAATCACCGCATCAATCGGACTATCCGACGTCCCCATCGACGCACGCCTAGTTCACGAACATACCGCACGCCGCGCTTTAGAAACAGGCAACGCAAGCAACAACAGAGAAAATCTTGTAAAGCCACGCAACCGTGCGATGCGCCCAACATCAACAGCAAAACAATGGAATCTTTACGATTTGCTACAAACACCAAATCTTGATTTCAATATCCGTCGACAACTACAACCATATTGGTGGGATGAAGTTGACCCAGGCGGTTTTTGGCGCAACCTTGAAGTACCAGAAATAACTGACGCTAAACAACTTTTAAATTTACAAGAATCACAAGTCATAAAATTGTTAATGTCAAAAACTGAAGAACAATGGAACGCCATCCCAGGCATGTCCGTGTCGAAAGATGCTTACAAATCTGTTGACGGTAAACTTGTACGAAACCCTGGCTCGTTTGTCCCTTATGAAGATTTAGGAACAAAGTTTCCGTATGTGAAACAAATGTTGGATGCGAGACTTGAAGCAAAAAATTTGTCGCGTGGCGAAATTTTTGCAGCAAACCTACAAGCCATTCCTGGCGGTGCGGTAAGCGGTGTGCTACCTATTGTTCAAAGCCCGTTCAAACTCATGTCGTTCATTGTCCCAGACAGAGTTGGCACGGAAAGCATGGGACTTGACATCAAAGGCATTACAGAACCAGCCGCAGCAACTATACGTGGCGCAACAAAAACCGCTGGCGCAGCATTCTTAGGTGCAGCCCAAGCAGCAAAAGGAACACTAGAACAAATCATTATGGAAGACGGAAAACTTTCTCCGTCCGATATTTTAAATGTATTGTCACCTGGAGAATTAGGTTCTTCGCTTTTCGAAATAATGAAAGACCCAGAAAAACGAGCAAAATTTCAACAAGGAGTCATCGAAGGAAACATTCTCACCCAAATTGCTCGACGCGCAATCAACCCAAACCAAGAAGTTGATTTAGGCGGCGGATATTTCCCTGAAGGTGTCGCTTTAACCGAAGCCATAAAAAACCGTGACGCCGCACTACCACAAGTCGGCGGACAATCTTTCACGGTAGGTAGAGCGCTAATTGAACCACTCATCCAAGAAGGCTACATTGACAGAAATTCATATTCGGCTTCGGTCATGTCAGGCATCGTTGACGCTTTGTGGACAGTAGGAACCGACCCAGGTGTTTACTACAACCCTGTCAAAAGTATCAAATCACTTTTTAATTTAAGTGATGTTGCAGCAACCGCTGTCGTCAATGGTCGCAAAGCAGAAATCATTGAAGAAGTTTGGGCAGCGGAACGCAAAGCAGCGGGACTATCAAAAAAATCGGATTTACCGATTATCGAAGGAAAACTTGTAGGTGACGTTGTTGAGGACGTACCACGATTCGCTGGCTATCTCCCGCCAGGGACAGTTCTCCCACAAGAAATCGATGACGCAATTAGAGCAGCGACAAACACCGAGATAGAAAAATGGAAAGGTGCAGGCAATTTTTTATCAGCATTAGATAACCCGCCAGAGTTAAATCTTCCAGAAATCATCGATGAAGCAACACGCCTTCGCCGACTGCACGGGGTTATCGATTTGGATGATGGCACAAAAATTTTTGACCCAATGAAAATTGATGAAATGCCATTAACTTTTGATGGCAGAAGAACATTAACAAAACTTGGCGAATTCGCAAACGTTGGCGAAATGTACGATGCGTTCCTCGGGAACATCCCGATTGGTTTGGCTTACAAAATACAAGAAGCGGTCGATGTGGCAAAAGCCGCAGGTCGCGCAATAACAACCAAAGAAATTCACGCAATCTTACGTGAAGGCGTTTTGTCTGGCGACCCGTTATACAACATCCGCCAAGTCCCAGGACTCATAAAACAAGTCATCAATCAAACAGGTAAACAAACCGCTTACTGGGCGTCTGGGCAAACACGACAATTTTCGATGATGCCAAAAGCAACGTTCTTTTCGTTTGAAGACCCAATTAGTTCTGTCAACGACATGAACCGTTTAATGCAAATTATGAATGTTCCTAAAGCGGACCGACACGTGATGCTTTCAGCGGCAATCAAAGCCGCAGCGACAGGTGATGTAGGTAAAAGATTTGATTTAGCCAAACAATTTCACAAAACAATTTTGACACCAGCATTAAAACCAAAAGGTGTACCCGATGAATGGATTGCAAACGTAGCGAAATTCGAAGGTGCAACAGACGGTATATATCAATGGTCGATGGATGCGATTGGTGACGGATACCCAATCACTTGGTTCGATGACGGTACTGGACAAGTTTTGCGTTCAACAGACCTTATGGCTAAAGGGTTCATGATGGTTAACCCTAAACATTTGAAACAAGTTATCCGCGAAACAAGCAATTTGTGGAAACTTTATCAACCATTTAGAGGCACGTTAATTAACGAAAAAAGTCTTTACAATCAACTTGTTCGGAATTTAGAAAAAATACAAGTTGATTATTTGAAGCCGATTGCGTTGGGTGCGCCACTCCCAATCAGAATGGTGACACGCATCATCCCAGATGAACTATTACGCCTTGCCGCCGCAGGCGATATGAGTTTGGCAACAATTCTTGCTGGAATGTCAAACGGTGCGCTTAATTACACAACTGCTGGAAAACTTATTGTGACAGCAAAAGAAATGGAAAAACTACTTGTAAGGTTAGACGAATTAAATAGTTTCTATAAAAAATTTGATGACGCGATAGCCGCTGGAGACACCACTCTTGCTGACGAATACCAAAAACTGATTGCTAGTGCCGAAAGCGATTACGGAACCCGCACGGAAATCAAAAAATTGTTAACCACTTACAATCAACGTGCCGAAACATTGGTCCCAGGTATGTCACGTAACGTTGCAGAAACCGCACAAGGTTTAATGGGCGAACAGCGCCTTGACCCTCGTGTAATGGTTTATGAGAGAAGCCGTGTTATGGAACACGCCCGAAAAGAAGTTGACGAATTTGGCAATGTAATCACACGCATGGAAAGAAATGCTGACGGGGACATGGTAGAAGTTCTTGGCAAAGCAAACGAAAACTGGGTTACTGGCACAGCAAGAGATATCGTTCATATGTCTCAAACCCCAGAATATGTTGAAGTTGCTAAAGCAATGCTTGCTGGTGGCAGAGACGCTGTTGCTCTTTTGCCTGAAAGATTTTTAACAGGCGACCTTAAACCAGTTTTTGACAAAATTTATACCAAAATGCTTCAAACACAAGGCGCTCAAGCCATGCGTTTGGCTCCAACACCAATCAATACCATCGAAGGCGCGACTATTTGGGTTGAAACAATTCTTAACGATATCGCTACACGCACAGCGTTAGACCCTGTAGCCGTTGGCGCAGTCGCATCAGGTCAAGTAAGCGGCAAAGCAATTTCTGTTGCACCGTCATGGACACCAAATTCCAGGTTTGAAGCATTCAACGTCTATGAGGCTTCAACAGAGTTCAAAGATTTTGTTGCACGTGAACTCTTACGGAATCCCGATTCTCCTATGGTCGCACCGTTTTCACGTTCGGTTGGTACAGAAAATGTACAAAACAACACCAAACTTTTAACACAACTATTTTCTCTTTATCGTGATACTTCGCAAAAAGTTGCTCGGACACCATTGCAACAATATTCTAAATGGCAGCGTGTCATTGAACTTATCCCAGCGATGGACCCAAAAGAAGCCGCAAAAATGGTTAAAGCATTAGAAAAAACAGATATTGACGAGTGGGTTAAGCAGGCTGCACGTTTGGAACTTCCACGGGCACAAGGCACAGCAACCGCCAAAGACGTTGAACTGTTGGGTGAAATGTACGGTCATCAAAAAGTTGATGACATTCTTTACAACTTTGAAAACAGAACCTATATCGGCTACAAACATAATCTTATGTTCGCGTTCTTTGATGCGTGGAAAGAACAATGGCAGGTATGGGGACGAGCAATTGCCAACAACCCAGGGAATATTGAAAGAGGCAGACTATTAAAAGAAGGTTTGACTGATGTTGAACTACC